GAATACGCCCTTATATCCGCCAATCTTACGAGGTAAAGCATTCTGAAAGCGAACCCATTCACCATCAGAGTAGGTGGAAGCGGCGAACTGAGTACCGTCGCGTTGGATACCCGGCTTCACCTGAAGCTGTATGACCTTTGCTGTCATTTAGAAGGTTCCACCTGCAATACCACCAAGAGCAGTAACTGTGTTTGTTACCGACAACCCAGTCGAACTTAACGTCATTCCGTTAGATCCGTTAATTGCAAATCCAATTTGGTTAGTCGCAGGCAAATACAAACCTGTTGTTGTATTCCCTAAAAAGGACAGTGTAGGCGAACTTACCGTGCCGGGGTTCAGCACCACGGACGTAGGATTAGACGTACTAGATGTTGCACTGTAAACGTTCGTACCATCAGAAATCAAAAGGGCTGTTTGATTTTGATTAACGTTGACCGTTGTGCCGCCAACAACAGCGGTTTTAACCGTTAGATTGTATGAACCTGACGTTGTATTTTGTATTGAATAAATTTGTACTGTTGATGGCACAACAATAATTTGATTTGATACAAGAGCACCTGAATACTCTTGAATGATGTTTGCACCTTGCGCCGCAGTCAGCGTCAAAGTACCACCAGTCACTACTTGAGATAGCTGTGTAAACGCAAATGAATTTGAACGACCATACGCATAGGTGTTAAAACCTGTAACTCCGTTAGAGACAATCACTAATGACTCAGTCAACTGCAATTGCTGATTAACGTTTCCATCAATGGTATCAGTTCCCACTGGCGTAATTGTTAGAACACCTGAACCATTGTTACGAATAATGGTGAACCAGTTGTTTCCAACAGCAACAGCAGAAGGAAGGGTGAACGATCCAACTCCACCACCCCACACATTAAATTGAGCACGGTTTGTTGCAGATAAAACTGCATTGCCGTAATAGGTTGTCAGGTTGTAGGCTTGATTCAATGTCAAACCGCTAGCCAGCAATCCGTAACCTGCCAATGCACTAGCATTAGCGGATGAAGTACCTGCACCAAAAACAACTGATTGCCAAACACCATTTACTGTTGAGTTGTTAGTCAAGAATATGAACTGTGCAATACCAGAAGTAACCGCAATAATGGTGTTTCCACTGTAGTCAGTAACAGTGAATGTGTTTGATCCAGTGTTGCGAACAATTATGGTCTGACCAACTGATACCTGTGTGGCTGGTGGTAGCTCAAGCAACCATCCTGTAGCAGTTCCTGAAGACGTTGCAGTAACGTCAATGATGGCACTTGCTGGTGTTGCGTCGTTACCGTTGATAGGCCATTCAAGTTGCAAGTTTGCAGTCAGCGATATAGCCTCGTAACTGACCTGAGACGGTGAAATCGTCTGTCCTGTAAAGGGATTGGTATAAGTTGTCATGATCAATTATCCACGGCAATAGCTGAACGATCTGCAACACGCAGAGTATCTTCAGTTTTTAGGGCGGCTAAAGCTTCGTCAAACATTTGTTTCCAAAGCGCCAAACGCGCATCATTCTTGAGGAACGGCGCGGTCTGTTTTAATGTGCCAAACAGCATGGCATTGGGTGCATTTTGTGTCAGCCAATTGGTTTGATACGCCGACGACAAAGGTTGTAAACGTGTGTAGCAAAGCGCTTCAAAAGCATAAGCTTGATCAGGTGTTGGAGCTACAATCCAATGCTCAAAATCGTAGTCAGCGTAGTACAAGGGTGTACCTGTTGCTGTAACGTCCTGAGCATATGCATTTAGATACTCTAACTTGCGCAGTAATATGGGTTGCTTTAATCCTGATTTGGACAGCGTCATAGACACCGTTTTACGCCACCGCGCAGGCTTGGCAATGACTGGATTACTAATGTTCATAGTGGAGTCCACCACTTCCATTTGACCCAAAGTCTTGATGTACTGGGCAATTTCAAACTCGCACAGCGTGATAAATGTCGGGATAGCTTCAACGACGGCGGCGTCTCTACGCTCCAGATACTGAAGCACCGTACTCGTCAGCGAGTCGTATGTCATTACCCAAGATGGAGTTGTTGCCATTTTATCTTCTCTGAGTTCGTTTATTCATTTTAGTCTGCCTTCCTAATTAAAACAAGGCGCATTCAGCAGTTCTTCGTTTTGTCAAGCCTGCCAAAACTTTACCGCCCCCTTTGTTCCAAAGCATCAATTGTTCTTTGGCACCTTCCCAGTCTTGAGCGTTAATTTTTCGCTTCAAAGTGGAGGTTTGGAGACGCCCAACGCCGAGGTTATAAACAAAATCCACGGCTCCGTTGCACTTGCGCTCATCAGTTGCCAAGATGGGGCAGTGGCGCAGAACGCCCGGCAAATAGGTGTGCTCCAACTCAAACATCAACAGCGCTCTAGCCGTTGGCTCATCCATCGAGGCGTCCTCAAGGGTTACCTTACGCCCATCAGCGTAGTACGTTGACCCATAGCCAATCGTAGCCACGTTAGCTGGGCATAGGTAAGGCTTAGCCCGATAGCCCTCAAATTGACGACACAGTGAGGCGGCTAGTTCTAAGTTCATAGCCCGCGTTGCTTCAGAGTTCTATCGAGGAACCAATAGTTAATTGTTCCAGCCAAAAGTGCCGAGAAGTCAGGTGACATCATCATTTTAAAGACTTCCATAGGAGAAGCGCCTGCAATCCATGAGTTCCAACCAAACCACAGATGCACAAAAGACCAAACCAAAAGAATCCAGTATGTAACAACAGGACGAACAGATGCGGACAAACTAGCCGCCCAACCACCTGCGGCTTTGACCATCGTTGCTTGCTGTTCTATGGCAGATTGAAAGGCATCCATGACTCCAACGTCTACTGCCGCCTCTCGTTGCGCCCCAATTTCCGCCAATTTCATTTGGCCGCGCATTTGTTCCAATTCGCACTGGCGAGAGAACATTATGGCCTCGTGTTGACGCTCATTCTTACGATCAAAAAATTTGAGAACCTCTGGGGCCAAGCGAAAGATGCCGCCTAGCGCCCCGCCCAATATTCCACCAAATACTTCAAACATAGTCAGTCCTTACATTTAGATTTTTCATCATTTTGCATGAGTTTGATACCACTCAGGAACCCAATCATGCCGCCGATAAGTGTAGAAAAAGCGGGTGAAATCATCTTGAAGATTTCTGCGTTGTCCACCTCTTTGGCCCAAAGGCCAAGCATAAAGCTTATGACCATAGCCAAAACAGAGATGCACAGGGTTGTGCTTACCATCAGCGTGACCCACAAGGTCAGCTTGTCCTTGGTGTCGATTGACACTCTCTTCACTGGTCTGGGTATCGGCTTTCTGGTCATACATAAATATCCAGCTTACGGTTGGTAAAAATCTCAAGGCTCAGTTGGTTGCGTTCTGCCTTCTTCACATACAACTCAACCTCAAGTTCATCAATTTTGTTCTTCACCTTGTGCATCTTCAACGCTTGCGCGTATTCTTCTTGTAGGCGTTCTGCTCTGCGTTCTAGCGCGTCCGTTTTAGTTGGCTCGCCTCCCGGCTGAACCATCGGATACCACTTGTGTATGGGCGGGATCATTTCTTTTCACGTTCAAGCGCATCTTTGTATCCATGAACAACTTTAGCCCGCAGCCATGTGGAGTCTGCCGTGCCCGCCCACTCTGCTAGGTTGTTCCAGATCACCATGTATTCGGTTGACTTGCAGTAGGGCGCATTCTTGTCGAGCCACGCCATCATTTCTCTGTGCCGTATGGTCGGGTCGTGGACTGTGTAAGCAATCCCATAGAACTCGCGCACATGGCATCCGCTCTTGGCAACGGCTCCAACTAGCCCTAACAGCAGTAACAGTATGAGCCAGCGCATATGTCATGTTAGCCTCTGGTTAGATACCCAAAACTTTTTTGATAAGCTCACCGGCAACGCCGGGGCCAAACAACACGCACACAATCACCCCATACAAGAGGTACTCAATCTTTGTCATGCGCTTAGAACCATCATCAAAGCGACTCTGAATGCCCTCATAACGCTGGGCGCAGATAGCCTCATGGACACTCAATCGCTTGTCCGTTTCTGATGCTAATTCTTGTACGTCCGCCATAAAATTCCTTGAAGAAGCCACCCGAAGGTGGCTGGTTCTTACTTTGCTTCTACATCAGAAACCGCCTCTTGCGGCGTTTCCAACGAATCCTTCAGCATTCTAAAGAAGGCATCTCTGCCTACTTGCAACTGATCCACGTTAAAACGTGCTGAGTCCAACTTACGATCCAAGTCGGCAACATGGTTGAGCAACATTTGTTGTTGCTGTGTCATGTCTTCAAACTTGTAATCTACGCCGTCGATTGTCACAGGGGTCTTTTTTTCGTTTCCCATGATGTTTCCTTTTAATGCGCCACCAAGATCGGGTGGTGGCTTCCCGTTAACTTACGCGCTCCAAGGCAGGGGTGTATTCTCAGGGCTGACAGGCGGGTTCGCTAAAGAATCCAGTTGTCCCTGCACACACTGCTGTGCGCTTGTAATGGCTGACTCAGGAATCCAACCAATGACGGTGGCTTCTGTCAGGCTGGCGTAGGGGATGAACGCACCCTCTTGGTCAGCAGAGTTGAACTGAGTGTTGCCACCGATAGAGGCAGTGTTAGTGCCATCTACGCCAGTGACTTCCCACAAAGCATTAACCACATAGTTAGGGTCAGGCTGTTGCAGGGTGTACATTGCTGTAATGCGGGTTGTAAAAGTTGTTGCCATGTTAGGCTCCTTTCAAAGTTGCAAGTTCGGCTTTCACCGAGTCGAGTTGAGATTTCAAATCTTTAATGGCGTTAATCATGTACCAAGTCAGATTATCTGATTGCACAGTCAGTACACCCGTACCTTCTTGTTTTACACAGTCAGGCAAAACGGCTTGCAGTTCTTGAGCAATAATACCCAATTGAGTACCTTGCTTTTGAACCACTTGGTTTTGCGGTAATTCTGTAACTTCTTCTGCGCTACGATATTCAAAGTTACGAACTTGAATAGCATTGATTTTTTCCAAGCCAATGTTGTTGTCAACTATGTTTTTCTTTAAACGCACATCTGAGACTTGCGCCCAAGTTGATGAATTATTACCTTGAAAACTATTACCGCTATTTGGATTGATAAAGGCTGTGTTTGGCCCTTTACCATTTGACCCGTAGCCAATGACTATTTCATAACTAACAGAAGTAGAGGAAGCGCCTGTTGCGGCTCCAATGTGAATATTCTGTGCGCCTGTAATAATTGACGTTCCATTAATTCCAGATTGCGAACCAATGCAAATATTATTGCTAGCACTAGTAATGTTACGTCCTGCCTTGTAGCCTATACATACTGAATCACTGCCAGTGGTAAGTGAATACCCTGCTTGATAACCTACGCTAGTTTGTGCTGTGCCTGTTGTATTGCTGTACTCCGCTTGATAACCTACCGCTGTGTTATCAGATGCTGTGGTGTTGGCTTGGAGTGCTTGGTAGCCCATAGCTGTATTGTTTGCGCCAGTGGTATTTGTAGTAAGTGTCCTGTTGCCGTAAGCAGTGTTGTAGCTTGCGGTGGTGTTAGCGTTTAAAGACAGGTCGCCTGCCGCCACATTCTCTGAACCAGAAGTGTTTGAGCTTAATGTTCGTGCGCCAAGTGCTGTGCAATATGTATCTGCATTGTTAGAAAGTAAAGCTTGGTATCCAATGGCTGTAAGAAGTTGGCCCGTTGTATTTGCTCGTAACGCTGTATTTCCAACTGCGGTATTGTTGGATGCGGTTGTTGTGTTGTAAGCCGCTTGATAACCTATGGCGGTATTGCCTGATGCTGTGGTGTTAGACCCTAATGCGCCAGCGCCTAACCCTACGTTGTTACTACCTGTAGAGTTATTAAATCCTGCGGCTAAAGCCCCAGTATCTGTACCGCCAATAAATACGTTTAAAGCACCACTTGTATTGTAGTAACCAGCCTGCATCCCCATGAAAATGTTTGCCGCACCAGTACTTGTAGCACCCGCATTTACACCCCAACCAATACCAACATTATATTGGCCTGTTGTATTGCCATATCCCGCCTGACTACCAACATAAATATTTCTATTTCCTGTGGTATTTAAATAACCCGCTTGATAACCTACGGCAGTGTTATCTGGTGCTGTGGTGTTAGAAAAAAGCGCATCTCTACCAACAGCAGTGTTTTGGCTACCTGTGGTGTTGTACAAAAGCGTATTTGTTCCCAATGCCGTGTTATTAGTGCCAGTCGTATTGTAATAAGCCGCTTGATTGCCCACAGCAGTGTTGTAGGATGCCGTGGTGTTGGAGGTTAATGCACTTCTGCCTAACGCAGTATTAGATGCACCAGTAGTGTTGGCATATAGTGCCTCAGTACCCATAGCGGTGTTGTTATCAGCAGTTGTATTGGCATACAGTGCCTGTGAACCTATTGCAACATTATTGGCTCCAGTAGTGTTGCTGTACAAAGCAATACGACCAAAAGCAGAATTATTGCCGCCCGTGGTATTAAGACGATTTGCGTTATATCCAAATGCTGAGTTGTAAGAACCCGTGGTGTTATTTGAAAGTGTATTATTACCAAAGGCGTTGTTATAGCCACCAGTGGTATTGCTATTCAGAGGTGTTACACCAACCGCTACATTCTCTGCGCCAGTTGTGTTTGCATTCAATGCTCTGTAACCAACAGCGGTGATGCTATCTGCTACGTTATTAAGAAGTGCTTGATAACCCACAGCAACGCTAAACCCTGTTGTTGTGCTTGTGTATGAGGCTTGGTAACCTACCGCCACATTGTTAGATGCTGTGGTGTTGTTGTAGAGGGCTTGTGAACCTATACCTGTGTTATTTGAGCCTGTTGTTTGGCTTGCCATAACAATATCACCAACGCCAGTATTGTTAGAGCCTGTACCTTGAACAGCGTAACCGCCAACAGCTACGTTGTAATCTCCTGTAGCTGGTGCATTACGAGCATAAAGCCCGACAGCTACGTTTCGTGTGCCTGTGGTGTTAGATAAAAGAGAGCTATATCCAATTGCAGTATTGTTAGATGCTGTGGTGTTGGATGTAAGTGCGGCGGAACCAATGGCTGTGTTGTATGCACCTGAAGAATTAGTACCTAAAGCAGAATGACCAAATGCAGAATTGTCTGCCCCTGTATTTGGGTTGTACATTGCTGTATAGCCAACAGCGGTCGCCCTTGAACCTGTCTGAGCAAGACGACCAGCCGCACAACCAATAAAAATGTTTTGAGTTCCAGTAGTATTGCTATAACCAGCCTGATACCCTACCGCAGTGTTTTCTGATGCTGTGGTGTTGGCTTGGAGAGCAGATATGCCTACTGCCGTGTTATACAAACCTGTCGTATTAGCAGTAAGAGCAAAAGCACCTAATGCAGTAAATTGACCCGTTGTGTTTGCATATCCTGCTTGATAACCTACAGCCGTGTTGTAAGAGGCTGTGGTGTTGGAGTAAAGTGCCGTTTCGCCAACTGCTACATTTGAGCTACCAGTTGTATTTAGAGCCATAGAAGCTCTACCAACAGAAGTATTACTTTGACCACTTGTATTTGATAACAAGGCTAATTGGCCTATGCCCGCATTACTTGAGCCGCTTGTATTAGCCGCCAAAGCACTAGCACCCACCGCAGTATTGGTAGACACAGCACCCGCACCACGACCAACAGTTAGCCCATAGATCAAACCATCCTGCGCGGCAGAGTCTTTAATGATCTTACCTGTCGTGCCATCAAACAGAACAATACCGTTGTTTGTTGCAGAGGCTGGGCCGTACACATCACCAGAAGCCGCTGTAGACCAAGACAGAACACCAGAGCCATCCGTAATCAGAGCCTGACCGCTTGTGCCGTCATCTGCGGGGAATGTCAGTGTGTAATTAGCACCCAGTGTTGCGGGTGCGCGAAGGGCTACATACTCACCACCCGTTGTGTCTTGCAAGCGCAGTGTGCCTTGGGCAGTGATGTCTAGCTGAGTAAATGTTCCAGCCGCAGGGGTTGTAGCACCAACAGTACCGTTCAATGGGCCAGAAAAACCAGCCGCCGTTAGTGTTGTGCCGTTGACTGTCAGGTTAGCAGAACCAGCCAATACGCCTGAACTGTTGTACTGAACCTGAGTGTTTGATCCGCCTGCTGGGCCAGTCGTTGCACCCGCGAGCAATGTCACCACACCAGCATTGCTCTTGTAGTACAGCTTGCCGTCAGTGATGTTGATAGCCAACTCACCATTTGCAAGGTTGCCAGAAGTAGGGACAGCCGCCGCAGTGGTGCTGTAGTAAAGAGATATGGGCGTGTAGCCTGCTTGTGCCATTAGAATGTTCCTCCAAAGATGCCAGTTGTTGCTGTTACTGTTGTCGCGGCTACAGTCGTAAATGCGCCTGTCGTCGGCGTTGTAGCACCAACAGTACCGTTAATGTTAATTGATGCAGTGCCAGTCAGGTTCGTAACCGTACCACTGCTTGGTGTACCTAATGCGCCATTGAACGTCACAAAAGCACCAGCAGAGCCAACAGCAATACCAAGAGCCGTTGCAACGCCTGTGCCAAGGCCAGATACGCCAGTGCTAATTGGCAATCCCGTAGCGTTTGTTAACGTTCCTGAGCTTGGTGTGCCTAGCGCGCCATTGAACGTCACAAAGGCGCCAGCAGAGCCTACATTGACCGCCAAAGCAGTTGCAACTCCAGTACCTAACCCAGTGATGCTTCCGACCGCTGGAGTCACCGTGGTGTTACTTGCCAAAGTCAATTGACCTTGTGCATTAACAGTAAAGGTTCCAACTTGAGTGGCAGAGCCATAGGACGCCGCAGTCACAGCAGTATTGGTGATGCTGAACTGCGTACCTGTGAGAGTCAGTCCTGTACCTGCGGTGTAAGAGCCTACACCCGCAAATTGAACCCAAGTGATGGGGGTTGTGCCTAAAGTACCGCCAGCATTGGAAGTGCAAACCCAACCAGTGTCAGCGTACAGGGTTCCTTGCTCGATGAAGGTAAACGCGCCGGGGACTTCCGCCCACGAGTCCATATCCGTTGCACGAGTCCATGCACCCGCCGCAACCAAGTAAATTCCATTGTTCTGACTCAATGTCTGGTCTTTAACCAAGCACCTATCTCCCGCAATTAACGCCACACCATCAATCGTCTGCGTTCCAGACAGCGTGATGTTTGTTGTCGTTGCCGCCACGCAAGATGCCTTGGGGTCTAACCCTTGAGCCACAGAATCAACATACTGCTTAGTTGCTAATTCAAGCGCCGACACAGGGTCTTGCGTCACCGCAACAGAAGTCAATCCACCCAAGGTAAGACTTGATGCACCCAACGCAATAGCTGTAGTACCAACAGTCACAGACGAGTTTGTCAGGCTTGCGTTGGCAATGTTAGTCAGCGTATTGCTTGAACCACTGATTGTCTTGTTGGTCAGCGTCTGTGTACCAGTCAACGTAGCAACAGTCGAATCAATCGCAATTGTTACAGCGGAAGAACCATTGAACGATGTGCCTGACAAACCAGTACCAATGGTCAATGCGTTTGTTGTGTTTGCTGTAATTGTTCCAGAAGCGCCCAAGGCAACAGTAGTACCGTTGTAGGTTACTGAACTATTTACCAAACCAGCATTAGGAATTGTCGTGCTGGCAGTCATAACACCAGTACCGTTTCCGTACACATAACCAGTCAATGTATTAGCACCAGTGCCACCACTTGCCGCATTCAATGTCCCAGTAAGAACAATTGCTCCTGAAGTACCAGTAGAAGGACTAAATCCTGTCGATCCTGCGCTGAAAGATGTAACACCACCCGCAACAGAGAACTGCCTCCATGCGCCAGCAGAGTATCCATCAAAGGTCGATGTTGAAGTGTTAAACCTCATTTGACCTTCAGCACCTGCAGGTTGCTGTGCATTTGAACCCTTAGGCAAAGTAACAGAACCAGTACCACTCAAAATAGGATTGTCTGAAATTGAGATGGTTGGATTGCCTGTTCCATTTCCATTGGCTACAGTAATTTGATTTGCAGTCCCAAGAATATTGATAGCAGTAGCAGTCGTACCGCTTTGAATTGACAACAAACCAGTTGCAACACCAATGTTGGCAATTGCGCTTGAAATGCCTGTCAATGCAAATGTTGGATTACCACTTACACCATCACCGTTGGTAACACCTAATCCACCACCAGAAGTGGTCAAGGTACGCGCTACAAGGTTGGTGGAGCCGTTTTTAACAACTACCCCATTACCTATGCTGTTTAAATAGTTTACGATGCCTGTAAGGTTCAATCGATAGAAAGATTGAGCACCGCCATCCGTTAAGCTAAAGTTTCCGTCAGTCGAAAAGTAACGACTGTTGGGTAATGTAGGTTCCAGATTCTTAGTCAGGAACGTTTGTGTCTGAGTCGGAGATGCGGCAATTGCACCCGTAGTCGTCTGTACCGTCACCCCATTTTGGACAATCGGCACCGCCTCACTTCCAGTAATGGTTCCTGCGGATGGTAGCTGTGTAATTTGTACTTGTGCTGATGCCATATCAAGGACTCAAAATGTCGAGGTTTCCATTCTGTTGAGGAGTGGAGGTATTGCCCTCGGTGGAAATAATAAACTGATCATTACCCCCTGTTACCAAGGAATTATCATCAGTCGCAACACTAACATCTGGACGGGGATATTGCAATGTAATTCTCTCAGTTTTTCGGGCTGGAAGTCTATAAGGATCTTTCTCGTCCGCACAATTTTGTTGGCACACCTTTAGACCGGGAAAATTCGGGTCAGGTCGTGCCTCAATAATGGCTCGCTTCATTTTACAACGATCACAGATGAAAATCGCTATTGAAGCATTGCCTTCGGTGTTCAGGAATCTTGGCATGATTACCTTGTGTAAACCCCAATATTTGGCGCAAAGTAGATTGGCGACTTATCACGCTCTTCTTGCTCCGCCATGATGAAGTACTTCTCACCTTGACCTTCAAGGTACGTGATACGTGCCAAGTCAACTTGTGGCAACTCCAAGCTCATCTGGTGAGCTAGCATGCTCTGAATTGCCAATAACCAACGATCAGGGATAGCCAATTGACCGCTCAGTGAGCCAACATCCTCAACTTGGGCTGAATACCACACCGTCATTTGATAGAAAGCGTCAGAGGGGGTAGGCCATAAAGTGATCGTAGCCTGAGGAATTGTGCGATTCAACCAAAACTGAAATGGTTGATTTGCAGTGAAATTCTTATTTGGTAGATTTGTGTAGTCGTCGCGATTTAAGCGAGCCATCGTGATCTCGGTGGAGTTTACTCCAAGGTACCACTCACGCACAGCCAAAGTCGTACCGCCAGTAGCGAGGAATCGGTAGTACTGAACATTTGCGCCGGGGTCTATGTCCTCCCAAAGCCACTGTCCGTCAGTCACAGTAACGCTTGTAGCTGTGTACAACGTAGTCCATGTCGTACCGTCAGTAGAAGCTTGAAACTTATAACTCCACGTTGCACTTCCACCACCAGCCACATACGGCATGAAGCCAATCGAGCCAATGTATTGAGGTTGGTTTGTTCCGTAGTTAACTACGAAATTGCCGTTTGCAGTTGTTTGTTGGCAGTACGTTGCAACGTCCCCATCATAGATATTGGCAACAGTTCCACCTGCGGATGTCGTATAGGCACCAGTAGGACGTGTCATCCAGCGGTATAAGGCGTTTAAAACGTCATTCCCACCCACAGGTAGCAGGTACTCGTATTTATTCGGCTGAAGCCCGTATACGTACTTTTTGATGGCAAAGTATTGGATACCTTGGTTGATCAGATTGCTCAGAAGGAAAAACAACGATTGTTTTGCGCTCAGAACTTGCTCAGAAGTCAACTCCTCAGCCAGCTTACCGCACCGACGTGCTCCGTTGTCAATCAGGTTTTGAACCGTGACGACTGTTTGACCGACTGTGCCGCTGTATGCCATGTTATTTCCTTACCATCCGGGGCAATTCCACCGTTGCATAGAAGCTCGCGCTCTACTGCCTTTTTCGCTCTTCTCAGCGACTGGCCCCATTCTCGCGCAGAACGAGTCCCTACGCGCACCACCTTGCGGTTGTGGAGCCTTTAAATTTGATCCTGTCTCGCGGTTGTACTTGGCACGACCTTTTGCAGTCAAACCAGCACCCTGTTTTGCAGGGAGCTTTTCACCACGACCAATAGCTAAAGATGGATTCTTTGCCATGATTACCAACAAGACTTTGACATCTTGCCGCCATCCTTCATTTTGGCTGTTCGGGCGGATTGCTTGAAGGCTTTAGACGTTGGCGCACCTTCGCTACCAACTCGGCGCATTTTCTCGCCAGACCCTTTAGCGATTCTTTCACGTTTTGCATGAATGTTTGCATATAGACCTTGTTTCATGATTTACCAGCAGGAACTGCCACCTGTTTTAAATGGAGCGGGTTTACCTTTACCAATCTTTTCAGACCACTCTTTACGAGCAGACTCAGCGACTGGTGCTTTTGATGTTTTAGCTTTGAACTTCAACTTTTCAGATTGCTCACGACGCGACCAACGATCTTGAACTTTTTTGTCAGCGTCTTTGTCACCAGCACGTTTAGCCGCCAGTGACATTGCACTGTCCGCCGCATTCTTTCTGCGCATAGTCTTTTGCTTGTTTAAAACAGCAGAGCTAATGCGAGGTGCTTCTTGCGACTCATCGCCTTCTTCTTTGAGGCGACCAATTGCACCGTAGTAGTCAACGTCACTATCGTAGTCATATGGACTCGTAGAGCCACCTGTAGCCTTCTTAGCCATACGTTTAGTGCTATACGCAATCGCCACGGCTTGCTTTGGAGGCTTACCAGCGGCAATCTCAGCCTTGATGTTTGACTTGAACGCTTTGTCAGATTTTGATTTGATAAGCGGCATGATCTTCCTTAGGCGTAAGACTTAACCATCTCAAGCACAACGGTGTATGTATCGCCAGAACTTGCGTCAGAAGTACTAAACACAATGTTACCGTTTTTACCTGTACCAGAATTATTAGTAATGCCGCCAAATTTTGAAAAGTCATTTTCGTAATTACTATTTACGTTTGACAGGAAAAAAGGAACGTCTGTTGTTGCGTCCCAGTACATACGTACTTCCATGCCGTGGCAAGCAGAAGTGATCTTTGTAACTGTCACACCACTACAAGCTTTTCCAGAATTACTTGCGGCAAGACTAGAAGCGGTTACTTTTGTAACTGCTGTTTCACCAGTGCCATCACTGATGTTTGTAAATTTCATGATTGCCAGACGCTCACCATCGAGTAGCGTCTGACTTGTAACTGCATCAGCCATAATTTATTCTCCGATAAAAAGTGGGAGCCGAAGCCCCCACCTTACTTAGCAACCACCACCACGCTTTTTGCTTGCAGGAGATACGGTCACTGATTTCTCAGTTTTAGTAACACTGCCAGCAGGCTTGGGGGTCATACCCATCATGCTCTTAGCACCTTGAAACAGCTTGCTAGGAATACTACGGATAGCTTTCGCCATGTCCATATCTTCCTTGCTTGGCTTACTAGCGGCATCGTATGCGCCTTTTGAGGCGTCTACAAGGTCACCTTCAGCATAGCGTTTTGCTTTGCCACCTTGTTTGTAGCGGTTCAATTGACCTTTTGCGGTGTCATGAGCATCACTCAAATCATCTGTGTGATAGTCCGCATCAGCACGGTGTTTGCCGTCTGGATCGAAGAATTTCACACGATGCTCACCGTAATCTTTGTCTTTATAAACTTTAGCTACATGACCTTTAGGCCCAGTATGGGCTTTAATAAGTCTCAGGTTTGGCTTCTCAGGATTTTTCTCCAACCTTTTAGCAAGGTCAGTGTAGTAATCCACTTTTCCACCTTTAGCAAACGTTCCAGACTGCAAACTGTTTGCTATTGGCTTTGATACTGGCTTACGGGGCATCGCGACGGGTTTGCCTGTATCAACAGTTCCCCCCGTCGCGTAGGCTTTTTTTGTGGAACCACCCATCTTGAAACCACCAGCATTGCCCTTACGGACGCCACCAGTTGTGCCACCAGTTTTGCCGGGCTTTGCAGTATCAGCAGGACGATTCTCCCAGTCACCACCTTTGATAGCGCCGCCATTAGCGTAGCCACCGCCATTACCTTCTTTCACACCACCAGTTTTAGCTGGTGAGCGATCAGGTTTGGCTGTAACCATTTTGGTGTTGCCCTTTACGGACTTAATGATGCCACCAGATTTGTAGCTACCACGATCTTCTGGATTGGCGCGATTACCAACCAAACCTTTTACATCAACACCACGATCTTCCAAGCGTCTAGCCGCCATACCGGGGCCTAAGCCACGTACTTTGCTATAAACTTTGTCGTCGTCTTTTTGCATATAAAGACCGCTTTTAGCTTGGCTCACATCGTCATCAATGTTTCCACCAGATGCCATCTTGACCTTGCCGCCTTTTTTAAAGCCACCTTGACCGTTGACCACGCCACCAGTAGCAAACTTCTTACCAGCCATAGCCTTCTTGATCATTGCGCGATCTTGAGCGGCGTCTTCATGCATATCAGCCTTACCACCTTTTTTCATCATGGTAGGGTTCATAGCAGGCTTTGCCATCATTGCACGACGACGAGCCATCATAGATGGTGCCATAGGGCTAGCCGCAGGAGCTAGACCACCACGAGCAGGCATTGCTTGTGCAGGCATAGTTGACTGCATGGGCATGTAACCGCCATCCATCTTTGAAGCAACTTTGCCGCCTTTTTTGAGCTTCAGAATAACTGAAGGCTCAGTGGTCATCATTTTGACCATTGGTTTAAATTGTCCCATGTTGCTCTCCTTATGCTTGTGTGACGCCAAACGCGCCAACACGAGTTGCATTCGGGCCTGCCGCAATTGCTGGCAGGGCTATTCCCATTACAAGACGCTTGATACCGTCACAAGCAGACGAGGGCAAATAAGTACCCCTCACATCACCAGTGGTTGTGGTTGCTGTGGCGGTAGCGGCAACAGTCATAGTTCCAGCATCTTCAGCCAAAGTATTGTCCCAACCAGCGCGGGTAACGTAGCCTCTATCAATGATACGCAATGGTGCGCCCAAGATGTCGGTTGTACCTACCGCAACAGTTACCACACTTCCGCCAGAAGCAGTAACACTAGAGATCTGGTAGAAGGCTTTTTTACCATTGACAGTTGTTGATGCCACTGTTCCTGTTGCAATTACCTCGCTCATGGCTTGACCGTAGTAGTCGTAACCAGAAACAGTAATGTTGACAGAAGTCGGAGTACCCGCGCCTGTGGTTGTGGAAACCGCACGAGGGCAGTCAAGTTGCAAACCCGTACCACCACCAGTTATGGTTGTGGATGTCACACCTGCACCTGCGGCAAGCGTAAGCGTGGTAGCAGTTGTGATGACAGCGGCGACAATGTTGGTTGTCAGTTTTGCTTGTGGTACAGCGTCCCAAACATAGATGCGACCTAGTGGGCCAACACCTACGCTCATGGAA